CGCTCGATCGACGGTGATCTCGGCTGCTGCGAAGATGCGGAGCGCCAGCACGCCGATGCCGTAGGACTCCCCGCTGTAGACGACGTGGCGCGCGCTCGCCTGGACTGGCGCCGGAGCTGGAGGAGCGCCGGGGGCCGGAGCTGGCGCCGGAGGCTGGCCGGGCAGGACTGGAGCCGGGAGCGCTGGGCCGCCCTTTGTGCCGGGAGCTGGCTGGACGCCGAGCGCCTCCTTCTGCTGCTCCAGCAGTCTCGCCAAGCCGGGGTCGGGGAGCGTGACGCCGTCCTGGGGGAAGCCCGGCTGGACCTGTGGCCGGAGCAGGTTGGGGTCCATGAAGGGGAGCACGTTCGTGTCCTGGGCTCGGATCGTCTCGCGGATGTTGAGCGCCTGGGCCATCCGTATCCGCATCGCCACCTCGTCGGGACCGGGGAGGTCGTCGACGGTGAAGCCGAGCGCTCGCAGATAGGACTCGTCGGAGAGCACCATCGCCGCGTGCGCCTCGCTGGCGTTCTTCGAGCGGTCGGGGTGGGCGACGAGCTTCGAGGCGTCGTACCAGATGTGCTGCTTGCGGATCTCGGGGGGGATCTCCGGCATCGTGCCGTCGGGGTTCGGGCCGATGCCAGCCGCCTTCATCAGCGCGGGCCAGAGGTAGCCGACGGTGAGGCACTCGCACCAGACGAGGAGCTTCGGCTCGATGTGCGTGCGGAAGAGGTCCTCGGTGATCTGCTCGGCGTTGGCGAAGGTCGTGTTCATGTGCCCGAGGACGATCTCCGGGGGCAGGTCGACGCCCTGGGCGAAGCGCTCGACTGCCTCGCGCCGCTTCGCCATCGCCACCGCTGCGTCCGGGCGGGCGAAGGAGACGTAGCGGATGTGCTGTAGGTACTCGGCCGGGCCGACGATCGTCATGGGCACCACGCCAGCAGCGGAGTCCTTGTCCGTGATCGGCTTCATGCACCACTCGATGAAGTCGCGAGTGAAGGGGTCCTGCTCCTCTGAGCCCTGGTCGCCCTCCTCGTCGTTCGTGAAGCTCAGCTCGTCCGGCATCAGCACGAGCCCGTTGTTGACGAGGCGGGAGACGGTCTCGCCGCGCACCTCTCGGGTCAGCAGCACCAGCTCGTCCAGGATCGGCAAGAGCCGCTTGATCGAGGACTGAGCATGTCTGGAGAACCGCGGGTGTGGCGACCAACAGCGGACGATGTAGCTCGTCTCGTCGAGACGTCGTGGATAAAAGCCGGGGCCGTAGTAGCGCACCCAGGTCACCTTCGAGCTGGAGCCGCCACCGCCCGAGATGGGCCGCAGCTCGTCAGTCGAGAGGAACTCCCACGTGCCGGGGTTCCAGTCCTTCTCGTCGTTGAGGTAGAGGAAGCCCTCGCCCGCCAGAGCGAGGTTCGCCCCTGCCGTCGAGTTGAGCCCGGTCAGCCCGCCGTGGCTCGGCTTGAGGTCTTTGATGAGGGAGGCGATGTTGCCGATGTCGCTCTGCTCCGGCGCCTCGTCGTCGAAGGTCGTCTGGACCGTGCCGTCCTCGTTCTCCAGCCCAGGCACGAGGTCGACGCGCGAGAAGCAGTTGGCGTAGAAGTCGATCGAGTAGCCCAGCTCGCCGACGAGGTCGTAGAAGCCCCACGCCTCCTGTTGCCAGAGCCGGACGGCTGAGGGCGGCGGGATCGCGTCTCGATCGAGGCGGCCCTGCCCGAAGACGGCGGCTGCGGCCTGGACGCCCTTGCCCCCGTGCGAGCCCTTCGGGGTCGTCCGGACGGCTGCCGACTTCTCGGCTGCCTCGATCCGATCGAGTTCCTTGAGCAGCTCGGCGTCGCTCGGGAGCTCATGCTGGAAGGTGCCGCGCTCCAGCAGCTCGGGGATCAGCTTCGAGCGCTCGATCGTCTTCGTCCGGCTCTCGGCAGCCTTGAGGGACATGTGCGAGCGGCGCCGATGCGCCGCTGGCTTCGCGAACGGCAGCTTCATCGTCTACTCCAAGATCCGAAGAGTCCAGCCAGCCCGGCGATCGCGGGCCAGCCCAGCCAGAGGAGCCACCAGCCCCGAACGATGCCGGAGGCGGCGAGCCCGGCAGTCAGGGCGCCAGCAGCCCAGACGCTCACGCACCACTCGCACGAGAGCAGCTCGCCGAGAGGGCGAGGGGAGCGAACCACGAGCCACGAGCGCGGCCTGGCGGTGATCGAGTCGGCGACAACGAGGCGGGCGATCCGAAAGGCAGCGAGGGAAGCTGCCAGCAGGGCCAGCCACGGCGTCATCCCTGGACGACGACGCCACGAGCGCGGGCTCGGGTCTTGCGAGCCGGGTTGCCCATCGACGTCGCAGCCCCGACGTTCTTCGTGCTGCCCCCAGGGGATGCCCTGACCGCCCGGGCGGCTCTGGCGTGCATGTGCTTCGGCTTGTGGGTCTTCGTCGGCTTCGGCAGCTTCGGGACGCCGGGGAGACCGCTCTTGGTGGCCACGCTGGGAGCGTACCTCGCGGCGCGGGCAGATGGAGTGACTAGCTCGTCATCTGCGGGATCTGCGTCGTCGCCGAGCTGGCGCTCGTGCGAGCGTGCCGTCCGGGGCGGTTGCGGACGAGCAGGTGGGTGAGCCCCCAGACCATCGCGTCGAGGCGGTTCGGCGACCACTTCGAGGCGTCCGGCTGGCCGGGGGGTATCCACGTGCATAGCTGCGACTCCAGGTCACCGAGCGAGCCGCAGATGGAGCACTTGTGTTGCTCCCAGAGGGTGACGACCGGGCCAGCTCTGGCAGCTTTGCCCTCGCGGGCGTTGACGGGGATGATGCGGACGCTCGCGCCGCCTGGGTTCTCCTCGCTGGCCGGGACCGAGCGGATGATGTCGATGGTCTCCTGGATCGGCGGGAGGTTGCGCTCGGCGATGACGGCGAAGGCGTGCTCGGCCCAGTAGGCGTCGACGACGATCTTGGCCCACTCGGAGCGCCTCGACTTCTTCGACAGGTCGTCGATGACGTAGCCCCGGCCGTCCCGACCGACGCCGCAGACGACGATCCCGGCCTCGCCGCCCATCGAGGGGTCCAGGGCGATGACCTTGCGGAGCATCGGAGGGAGCTTGAGCCGCTGGTGGAAGACACCGGGCTCGTCCTCGTCCTCCACCATCTCCGTCTCTGTGACTCGGCGGTCCTCGCACATCGCCAGCGTCCAAAGGGCGCCCTCGATCTGCTGGACGATCTCGGCGTGTAGCTCCTGGCGCCCGAGCGTCGTGCCCTCGTACATCGAGAGGATCTCGTCTCGGAAGGTCGGCGCGAGGTTGCCGAGGTTCCGGTAGGTGGAGAAGCGCACCCAGGTGACGCGGGGGTTGTCGAGCAGGTAGGTGATGAGGGCGACCGGCTTCGGCGTCCCCGTCACGATGCACTGGGGGTGCTGGCCGATGCGGAGCGAGAGCATCAGGTTCGACCAGGTCGTGTCCTTCGTCGGCGTCAGGAAGGCGTCCTTGAACTCGGCGGGCTCGTCGACCCAGGCGTAGGAGTGGTTCGGCCCTCGGATCGAGCCGGGCTTCTCGCTGGAGAAGCCGGAGAACATCGCCCCGTTCGAGAAGTTGAACTCCATCTGGGAGCGGTTCCAGGCCGTCGAGACGCTGCCGCCTCGGAGCGCCGAGGGCGGGAGGATCGAGAGGAGCCCCGACTGGCCTTCGACCATGATGTCCCGGAAGTCGGCGATGACCGGGGCAACTCCGGCGATGCGCGCGCTCGGCGTCGTCCGGGCCCACTCGCTCACCTGCTCGGCGCCGGGTCGGGTCTTGCCAGCGCCTCGTCCACCGAGGAGGAACAGGACCGTCCACAGGAAGCTGGGCGGGAGCTGCTCGCGCCGAGGGACGTGCCTGCCGTCGTCGCTGATGCCACCGAGCGTCTGAGCGAGCCAGCGAGCCCGGTGCGCCTCCCACTCGTCGCGCGCCTGGGCGAGCGCGTCACGGGCGAGCTGGCTGTACGCCTCCAGCTCGACTTTCGAGTAGCCGTCGAGCTTTGGTTGCCACTCGGGCACTCATCGGCCCTTGAAGCGTGTGGTGACCTCGTGGCGCACGCCGAGCGGCGCTCTCGCCGAGGGCGACTCGTAGGCGGCGAGCACTCGCTGGACCATGCGCCGGAGCATCTCGGCCCTCGTGCATTGCCTCGATGTCGCGATGGCGTCGACGAGCTGGATCTCGTGGTCGGTCAGCCGGAGCCCGACGTTGCGGAGCGGGGCACCTTCTACGGCATGACGGGGCATGGCGTTACGTTAACACTTGCTAACCGTTCGGGTGGTCTCCGTTGCTTCGGGCGCCTTCGAGTATCGCCCGCGCCTCGGCCTCGACGGCTCCAGCGTCGGCAGCGTCCAGCCGGGCCAGGTGCTCTCGTACCTCTCGGTCGAAGTCCTCCCGGCTCTGCATCCGGTCGTCCCGCACATCGAGACGTAGCGGCGCATAGAGCCCGACCAGCTTCGAGACCTGGTCGGTGATCTTGAGCGCCATCGCTACAGCTCGGATGCGCTGCTCGAAGGTGATCGTCGTCGAGAGGGCGTCCTTCCAGACCGCCTCGTGCAGCTTGTCCAGCCTGACTAGGACTTCGGCCGAGAGGCGCTCGAAGGCGCCGAGCCGCTCTCGCTTCCAGTCGTCGCGGACCACCTTCATGTCGGCGAGAACCGTCGTGCGGTTGACGTGGAGCACCTCGGCCATCTGGTTCACCGTCGCCCCGGCGATCATCGCGTGGGCGACCTTCCGGCGCCGCTCGTCTCGCTCTGCTGGCTTGGTCGGGTTCATCTAGTCGGGTCCCAAGAGCGCATCGCTGCCACCATAGTCCTCGGCGCAGCGCGCGTCAGGGACGCAGCTCAGAGCGCCAGCAGCGCCCAGAGCACGGCAGCGAAGACGATCCAGCCGATCACGAGGATGAGGATGGCTGCCAGCAGCCCGGCCATGATGCGTCGGCGTCGGAGACTCCGGGCGATGCAGAGCTTGGAGCGGACGGCTGTCACGAGCCCTCCTCCCAGCTCACGGCGTAGCCGGGGATGCCGAGACCGAAGTCGGGGTCGCCGGAGGCTGGCCGGCGGCGTATTCCCTCTCCAACTGGACGCGCGGCGGGTCGGGCATGAGCTGGGCGAGGACGTCGATGAGGTCGGCCTTGTGGGCAGCCATCTCGTCGGGGAGGATCAGGATGCCCGGTGAGGGCGCTGTGTCGGTCATCTCGGCGTCCTCCGTTCGAGCTGGCGGCCGACCTCGACGAGCCCGGCGACCAGCGAGTCGTTGAGCATGAGCCAGGCGAGGTCGTCGCTGTCGGTCGCCAGCGCTCGCTCGATGCGCCTCACTCGGGTCTCTGGCTGCTCCAGCTCCTTGACGCGCTCCTCGGCCGCCTCGGCTCGCCGAAGCATCCGACGCGCCAAAGCGAGCCGGTTGGGGGCGACGGTGTTCTCCCAGTAGTCCAGCCGCTCCAGCAGCTCGTCGAACCACTTCTGGAGCTGCGGGGCGTCCTTCGAGAGGTCGCAGGGGAGGCCGGGGCATTGGTAGCGAAGCATCCGGCGCCCCTGCTCCTTGATCGTGGAGATGGGGGTGGGCGCCCTCATCGGAACTCCCACCAGCGCCGGAGCGCCCAGCGCAAGCGCGCTAGGCGTGGCTTCGGGTAGTCGAAGACGACCCAGGGCGGGACGTCGTAGCCTCGACAGATCTGGAGCTGGGCGTCTCGGCGCTCGCGCTCGTCCTCGATGACGTAGGCCGTCGCCCGGCAGAGGTCGCCGGTCGTGGCTCGGAGGCGCTCGTCGTCATCCATCTCTCTCCCTCGCTTCCAGTAGGAGGCGGCGGCGCTCAGCAGCCGCCTCGGGGGTCTGTCTGTTCACGCTCTCGTAGTAGGCCCGTCGAACCGCCTCGTCTCGGGCGTAGCCATCCAGCTCGTCCAGCGCCTCGCGCACGGCGAAGCCGATGAACTCCTCAAGCGTGCAGCCGAGAACCTGGCACGCCAGGCCGAGCCGCCGACGGGTCTCGACGTCGAGGAGGATCTGCCGATCGGGCTTCGCTCGCGCCATCAGAAGTAGGGCGAGCGCGCCCACGCCCGGATCGCGACCCAGGCGCCGATGAAGGCGACGACGAGCCCGGCCAGCTCCAGCCACTTCATGACCGGCCTCGCCAAGCCACGACCGACGTCGAGACGGCGATCCAGACCAACAGGGCGATCGTGAGCCACTTCATGCCGCACCGAGCTTCCGGCCGTGGATCTCGCAGAACTGCGAGTCCGAGTAGCCCGAGACGTACCGGATCGTCCGCTCCCAGACGGCTCGCTCGGGGCAGCGGCGCTCGGAGCCGACGACGCGGTAGCAGCAGCGGGCCGGGTGGCCGTTGAAGTGGACCCCCGTCTCGTAGCGCCTCCAGGTCGTCGACAGGACGCGGGGACCCTCGCGAGTGCCTCTGCCCAGGGGGAGGGGGCGATTCCTGTGCGTCATGATAATGCCTCGGTGTGCTCAGCGACCGCCCCCGTCTCGCAGTCGGCCTCATGCTCCCCAACCAGCCCGCACTCGTCGCAGGACGTCGTATCCCGGATGAACGGACGCACGTAGGGCGCCAGAAGCTCCCGCGCCCAGTCCGGCAGACTATCTCGACGCTGGGCGAGAACCCCGACCAGATCCCGGGCCCCGTCCGTTGTTCGGACCCACCCAGCCTGGAGCATCTCCCTTTCGTCGAACGTCTCGACGGTGACTCCATCTGGAGCGTCGATCACGAGGACATTGAACGTCTCGGCGATCCCCTGGAGAGCCTCGGACGGCCAAGTCCCGGCTCCGAGGCCTCGGAGCACGAGGACAGAGCGCAGCGGCGTGATCCGCCCGTCTTCGATCTTCATGGCGTCGCCTCCAGGTGGGTGAGGCAGACGTGCATCCCGTCCTTCATGCCGACGACGGGCTCGTTGCAGCGCGTCCAGCAGCCCAGCCCGCCGAAGTGATCGCCGGGGCGAGGGATGGACGCCTCGCAGTAAGAGTTCGGCTCCGGCACCGGGAGCTCTGGCAGCTCCCCGGTCATGAGTGCATCGCCTCCAGGTCGATCTCCGGGAGCTGCGCCTGCTCCCGTGACTCGTGGCGAAGGGCAGCCGCCAGCTTCTCTCCGACGCCCGGCTCCTCCTCGATCTCGCGCGGCTCCTCGTCGAGCGAGACGACCCGACTCGACATCACCGTGAGGGTCCGTATTGGCTTGTCGCCGCGCGTGACCTCGGTGACGACGGTCTTTCGGGGCCCGACATCGACCGTGACCTTCCGGCCAGCCTTCCGGGCTTCCACGATCGTCTCTCTCGTGAGCCCACCGCCGACGTCGACGATGACTGTGACCTTGTCTCCCAGCATTCGCATCTCCTTCCGTAGCTGCGTTGACGCTCGGGTACGGCTCTAGGCGCCGCCCCCGCTGCTGCTCATCTCGCAACACCCTTCGACTCGACAGGCGCAGCTACGAGCGGCGCACGATCGAGTCACGACGAGACCCTCCGAAGGTCGATCAGCCAGCCGTCCTCCTGGCGCTTGAGCGCCTGGAAGACTTCGAGCACGTTCCCGCGTCGGTCGACCAGGATGGTCCGGTCCCACTCCGAGCGCGGCCAGCTCTCGACGACCTTCGCGACGTTCGCCACAACAGGGGCCTTCGCCCCGAAGTCGTAGAGCCGAGCGACCAGCCAGGCGGCGCGCGCCTGCGCTGGCGTCCAGCGCCGGACCGAGCCGGAGCCGGTGGCGGCGACCTTCGGCTGGACAACGCCGCAGCGGTCCCAGTAGTCGAGCTGTCGGAACGAGACTCCCGCTCGGATGACAACGTCGTCCGTCGAGAGGGTCGGCTCGTGGTCTTCGTCGACTTCGGCGATCTCTTCCACGCCAGCCACGTTAGCAGCTAGCGCGCTAGGTGGCGAGGATCTCTAGACGCGGCGACGCCCCGGTGACCCGAGGAGGTCGAGCCGGGGCGCCGCTGTCAGGGCTTCTCCGAGGGCAGTCTACCCGAGCATCAACTCCTGACAGGTGTAGAGCCCCGAGAGCAGCCGAGGGATGACGTAGTCGCCCAGAGTCCAGCCAGCAGCGTCCCGGCCGGAGATGACGACGAGGCCAGCTTGGTCGACTCCGATCACGGAGTAGTTGCCGGGCAGGTAGGCCGCCACCTTCTCGACGCTCACGTCGTGCGCCGGGCCGACGACAGCTCGGCGAACGAGCCGGTCGCAGGAGGGGCAGCGGTTGTGGGAGATGACGTCATCGTGGATGCCACAGTGGACCTCCAGGGCGAGAGCGGAGGTCACGCCGCCACCGCGATGTCCAGGGCCTTCATGGCTGCCAGTTCGAGGTCGTAGGCGACGTCCGGGTTGCTCACCGTCTGGGCAAAGCTCGTGACGGCCTGCATGACGCCACCGGCCGTGACCTGCCCTCCGGCGATGAAGTGAGCCAGCACGCCCTCGCGCTGCTCGTCGGTGAAGCTGAGCTGCTTCGAGACGATCTCGATGACCTGGGCCGGGTTCTCGATCCGCTTCGATGCCTTCGCCTCGATCTTCGAGAGCGCCTTCTCGACGTACTCGGGGTCCAGGAACGCCTTGACGGCATCGCGCGCCTGGGCGGTGACGAGAGCGAGCGCCTTCTGTTGCGTGTCGGTGCTCCAGTCGACGATCCCGTGCTCCAGCTTGCCCGCAAGGTGGATGCGCTCGAAGGCGTCGGCCTCGATCATCACTCCGTTCGCGCAAGCCAGGAGCAGGAAGCGCGGGCCGAGCGAGAACGCCGAGCCGCCCGTCTCTCCGTTGGTGAGGACGAGGCCAGCGCAGACGCCGTTCGAGTCGACGCCGTAGCGGTCCTGGAGCGCCTGCGGGAGCTGGCCGGGTGCGTAGAAGCCGGAGCTGTTGCCCTCGTGGTGGTAGACCCCCTCGCCTCCGAAGGGCGAGCGATAGTTGGCGAGGAGCTGCGGCGAGTTGCGGAAGATCTCCGGGGCGGCGAGGTTCACCCGCATGCGCGTCTCGGTGAGGTCGCAGCCGAGGACTTCGACCTGGGTGCCGGTCTCGTAGATGCCAGCGAGCGCGGCCGTGAGCACGTCGAAGTTCTCGATGATCATGTACCGGTCCGAGAGCACCGCTCGGAGGACGCCGCGCTCTCCAGGGTCACCCTGGAAGCAGCGAGCCATGACGGTGCGCTTGTCGGGCTCAGCGAAGTAGGTCGGGGCGATGCTCCCGTCCTCCTGCTCTGCCGCTCCCGAGACTAGGCCGTGTATCCAGCCGTTGACGTTCTCGTCGTAGAGGTCGGGGCGCTCTGCTCGCATCCGGCGCAGATACTTGACGGGGATACCGAGCTTGTCTGCCAGGTGGCCGTCGGCGATCGCCGTCGGGGTGAACTCAGCTCCGGCGTCGTCGAAGACCGACGTCCCGGCGACGGAGAACGTGCCCCCGCGCGACCGGAGACCGGTGATCGGTCCGACGATGTCGAGCTTCGCCGCCTGCTGCTCCTTGAGGATGCGAGCGAGGTCGGCCATGTTCGTGTTGCGTGCTTCGAGTTGGACTGTCATTGCCTCTCCTTCCAAGCGTCGGCGGGAGTGCCGACACGGATCGAGACGAACCGAAGCTCGTCTCTCACCGTGTCGAAGCTCACGACTTCCTGGCTTCGGCTTCTTGCGCGTGGATGCAGGTCGACGTGCAGCGCTCCGAGGGCTGGTGATAGATCGCTTCGAGTTCGGCGTGGATCTCTCGACGTCGATCGACGACGCCCGAGACTCGACGGTCGGAGCGCTCGCCTCGCATCGGGTCAGCGAACGGGCCGTGGCGGTGCCACCACAGGCCTTCTCGGACTCGACGGTCGCCCTTGCGACGAGCGCGCGCCCAGGGGCGACGACGCTCGCGCCTCTGCGGATCGGCGTCCGGCCAGACGATCCACTGCTCGCCCGTGACGGTGTTCGTGATCATCGAGGGCAGGCGGCCTTCCCCAGCGTAGAGAAGCGCTCGCTCTCGCGCCTCCTCGAAGGTCTCGACGAGCGTCTGGCGGAAGCACGAGTAGCTCGTGACCTTGAAGGGGTGAGTGGAGTCGGGGTTCGCCGAGTCGAGCACCCTCACGACTTCGCCCAAGCCTTGCGGACGTTCTTGAACTGGTGGACGAGCACCCAGACGATGAGGGCCAGAGCGGCGATGATGCCGACCGGCCCGTAGGGCGACACGGCGGCTGCTACGCCCGTGACGACGAGGACGATAGAGATGGCTCGAATGGTCGCCGCCACGGCGCCAGGCGCTCGTGTGGGCGGCTGTGGAGCAGCCGTAGGGCGAACGCCCTGGGCTGCGAGCAGTTCGTGCCCTCGGGCGACGAGCTGGGCTCTCCGCTGAGCAGAGGCTGGGTCGATGGCGGTCATGACTGGACCTTGCAGTCTCCCGGGTGCCACGCCTGCAAGCAGAAGAGGCACGGAGCCGGTTGGGGGTCGATGTAGCCTCGCTCGATCGGCGGGGTCTCGTAGACGGTGAGCCCGTTGACCTTCTTGCCCTTCGAGTTGATGACCGAGACGACCTCGAAGCGGCGCTGGATGCCGTCGCGCTCGCGGTCGACGATGCGCCGAGCGATCGTCCAGCCCTGCTTGAGGGGCAGGTAGGGGATGAACGCCGTCGTGGCTGCATCGAGCGAAGGGAACAGCTTGTGCTCGATGTTGACCGGCGTGTGGATCGTGTAGCACCGGAGCCGCTGGCTCTCGGTGAGGGTGGCGGTTGGTTCCATGTCTCTCCTTCCAAGTGGGTGCTAGTGGACTTTAGCTCTACGATGCGCGGGCGCCGCAGATCGGGCACTCCTCGCCGGGCTGGCTCTCGCGAGCCAGCGGGGCCTTGCAGGTCTGGCAGATCGGGTCGGAGTCGGTGACTCGCTCAGGGGCCAGCGTCTCGAACTCGGCTTCGATCTCGACGTCGTCCTCCGGCGCCGGAGCTGCGTCGCCGAGCACGAAGGCCAGAGCGCCGCAGATCGAGTCGTCCAGGTGGCGGCGCGCTCTCGTGGCCGCGACGTAGAGGAGCCGAAGCTCGCTCGGCGAGGGCTCCCCGCCATCCTTCGGCGTCGAGAAGTCGCTGCCGAGCCGAACGACGTCCCACTCCCGGCCCTTGGCCTTGTGGGCGGTCGATACAACGATGTCGGCGTCCTCCTCCTTGGCGGTGGAGTTGACCAGGTCGATGATCGTCTGCGCCCCGTACTCGTCGATGATCTTGACCATCAGCCGCAGCTCGTCGCCGTTCGGATCGAGGTCGGCGTAGTCGCGAACCTCGGTCCAGGTGGCGAAGCACGCCAGCTCCGGGTGCTCCGTGCGCCTCGGTGGCGTCGCCTGGAGATCGAGAGCAGCTCGGCAGAAGGAGGCGATGTCGCTCCCGCCGCCCATCAGGTGCACTCGGCGGCCTCGGCCGACCTCTCGGAGAGCGAAGTCGATGGCTCCGGCGTTCGTGCGGCTGAGGTACGCCTTCGGGTCGTCGTGCGGTCCGACGGCGCTCTCGTAGGGGGCTCTGCCGGTGAGCCGAAGCTCAGCTCCGGGGATGCGGGCCAGGATGACGTTCGCCACGTCGGCGATCGGCTGGCCGAAGCGGAAGCTGTTGGTCAGGAAGGTGCGGTTCCCGTCGACGCTGGCGAGGGCGTTGACTGCGCCGCGCCAGTCGTAGATCTGCTGGCAGTTGTGCGTCACGATCCCGTCGGCGACATAGGTGTGGTCATCCTCAACCCTCATGGAGTAGACGGTGCCAGCAAAGAACGGGGAACGGTAGCTCCCGGCGTTCTCGATACGGCTCCAATGGCGCTCGCCTTCGCCGCCCCTCTTCGCTGCTTCATCCGGAGTTAGAACGCTCATGCCGTCCATGATGTTGCAGGCTCGGGTCACGAGCGCGCGCCGCAACATCAGGTTCCCGTTCGAAGGGTCCCACAGTGGGAACCTGATGTCCCTGCCATCCTCCGCCAGCGCCTTAGCGGCCCGGTTGCTGTTGTCGCCTACCATCTCCCAGAACGTCCGCACGTCCACGAGATGCGTGAGCGTCGGCTCGAATGTCCAGGTCGGGATCCCGAACTCGTGTGCTGTAAAGGCTTCCGCGAGTGCAGCCCCATCAGCTGAACTCCACATCGACAGAATCCACAGGGCGTCCGCCCCTTCTGCCTGCGCTCGAAGGACAGGACCGAATCCTCGGCCGTAGTGCGCCTGGCAGCGTCCGATGCGGTACTGACTGCCACGGCGCATCATGTAGACAAGGTGTTGATTATCGAATGCGCCACGCAGGCGCACGATGACTCGATGATCGGGCGTATACCGAGTCACGCGACCAGCCGCCTTCACGACAACCAGGTCACCCCTGTACGGACGCTCGGAGACGCCTAGAACCTTCTTGCCTCGCAGATGCAGGTAAGAACGGGCTACGTCATATGCGACCACTACGTCACCAGCCTGAATCTGTTCGATGGGTCGCTCCTCAATCACCGTGGCCTGTTGGCCCGATCCGGCGGTAATCACTACCTGTACCATCGTCCCGGCAGGTTGGCAGCTGTCGCCGACGAAGACGACTTGGCACTGCTGCTGGGAGACGATCGAGAGCATCACCGGGTCGGCGTCCTGGGCCTCGTCGAAGAGGATGAAGTCGACCGGGATGACCGGGTGGTTCAGCTCCCAGAGCTTGAGGTAGCAGTCGTGCGTGAACGGCAGCGAGCCGTGAGGGTTCGCGAGGTCGTCCCATGCTGCGACCAGAGCTGGAGCGAGCGCTCGACGAACCTCTCGGTTGTTCGACCAGCCCCGGCGACCTTCGAGCGGGGCGTCGATGCCGTCGATGTAGGGCACGTGGTCGATCGAGATGACCCGGTCGGCCGAGTGCGAGAAGTTGCGGGTCGCCTTGATGACGAGCCCGGCGAGGTAGCCCGGCGAGAGCCGCCGAGCCGCCCCGTCGACCTGGATCGTGAGCGGGTCGATGCGGAGGCGCCGAGCGATCTCGTCGCCCCGCATGCGGACGGTCGGGAGGCGGTGCTTGTAGCGCACGCCGGTCGACCGGAAGGCCAGCGAGTGAGCCGTCGAGGCGTTCACGTTCGCTGGCATCTTGGCTTTGGCGTCCTCGACGATCGACTTGTTGAAAGCGACGTACTGGCCGCGCTTCGAGGTCGACTCGGCGATGGCGATGAGCGTCGAGGTCTTGCCGGTCCCGGCTCCGGCCTCGATCGCGAGAGAGGCGCCGGTCGCGAACAGGCGAACGGCGTCCCTCTGCTCTGCGGTGAGTTCGTGGCTCACGAGTGGGCCTCGATCTCGTCGTACTCAGCGTCGGCCTCAGCGACCTGGAGCGCCAGCTCGTACTCGCCACGGAGGACGAGGAGCTGGACGGCGTTCGGTCGCCGGAGGATCGAGCTGAGTTCCTTCGCTGCGATGGCCATGTGGCTTCTCCTTCCAAGAGTTGATGCGCCAAGGTTAGCAGATGCCGTCGAGAAAGTCTAGACGGCGGGGTCCTCCGAGCTGGCCGGAGCTGGCAGCCGCCCCGTCTCTCGCGCCCAGGTCTCGATGTCGCTCCAGTCCCACGCCGGGCGACCTCCAACGGTCCAGCGCTGCTTCGGGAACGTCGTCCCGATGTAGCGCCACTGGTCGGCGGTCTGACGCTTGACGCCCAGGCGCTCGGCGATCTCGACGAGACCGACCGGCTCGGCGTGGTTGAGGCAGCAGCGGCCTTCGAAGCAGCGGGTCATGACTGGTCCTCCTCAGGGTCGTCCAGGTGCATCAGGAACGAGGCGACGTCGTCCCAGCGGCGGGAAGCCTCGACGAGAACCTCTCGGTCGGACGCCTCGATGCTCACGGCCTCCTCCCAGAGGTCGGCGTCCCGGCACTCCTCGATCTCGTCGCGGATGAGGTCGACCATCGTCGCCGGTTCGAGGGCGTCCAGCTCCCAGCACTCCTCGCCGTACTCGGCGAGGTAGCCAGCGGAGCGGCTGTCGGTGAGCTTCGTCGGGTTGGGCGGCGGGTTGTACTCGTCGACCTTGTCCATGTTGAGGGCGATCCGCTTGATCTGGAGCGCCGGTCGGCCGTCGCAGTCGGCGTCCATCGACTCCCACAGCTCGCGGCGAGAGACCACGAACTCGCCCTCGTCGTTCTCGTGGCCGAGCCCTCTCGCCTCCATGTTCTCGCTGCGGGCGTTGAGGTAGTCCCGCTCGATGAACAGCTCCAGGCGGTCCCGGATGTCGCGAGTCATGTCGATGCCGCTCGGATCGTGGTCGCCCAGGTGGAGGATCACGACAGACTGCCCTCCGGCGATGTAGCTGCCGAGCCGCTGAGCAGCTCCCCAGACCTCCGACTGGCTCGTGTAGCCACGGCAGGAGAAGTAGGGGACGTCCTCAGCGGGGCAGATGGCTTCGAGGACGCCGATCAGGGCGTCCTTCTCGATCCAGACTTCGACTCGGTTGGGTTGGCTGGCCCACTTGTCGGTACGGAACGAGCGCGCGGCCGAGGCCACCCGAGCACTCAGGTCGTCCCAGTGCTGGAGGTCTCGCAGCTCGCGAGTGCGGTCGACGATGAAGTCCCAGTCGAGAGCCCCGGCCAGCCGAGCATCGTTGATGATCGAGCCGAGCCGGGAGTACTCGCTTTGGCGGTTCGGGATGAACCCCCGCGAGACGAACTGGTAGTAGAGCTGGCGAAGCGTCAGATCGAGCCCTTGCGCCTGGTAGGCGCGGCAGATCCGGTTCGCCTGCGTGATGACGTCGAGGGTCGCTGGAGAGAACTTCTTGGGGGTGTAGCAGATGCGCGTCACCGGCCTCCCTCCTTGATCCAGGTGTCAACGACGAAGCCGCCGCACTTCCGCGCTGCGGCCTCGGCGCTGGCGAGGTTGTCGCTCCGGCGCTCGACCCAGCCGCCCGAGCGGCTCACCGCGAGGTAGCGGCGCATGGAGGTCGTCCGGAGGATGCGGGCCGGGTCAAGCAGCCCGCCCGGGTAGTTGGGCAGCCGGAAGGTCACGACTCGCGTCGTCACCGTCCGGCGCACTTCGAGGGCTTGGATCGTGGTCACTGGACGGCCCTCGCTCCCTCAGCCGTGAGGCGGTAGTAGACGCCCTGGCCGGTGCTGTAGCCGTTGCCGTAGACCCGTCGGACCAGGCCGAGCCGGACGAGCGCCCCCGCCGTCCGGGTGACTCCGTTGACCGGAGCGCCCAGCTCCCGAGCCAGGTGCTTCGGAGAGACCAGCCCTTTCGCCTCAGCGATGACGGCGAGGGCCCTCTTCATCTGGGCGGTCATCACTTCCACCCGAGAGCGCGAGCGGCGGCGCCGGGCAGGTAGCCGATCTGCTCGCCCTCGGCGATGTAGACGACAGGAGGCTCGTCGATGAGATCGGGCAGCTCGGGGCGCTTCTCATCGCAGCCCTCCTCGTCGTGCTCGTCCCAGTCGATCCCGCATTCCGAGCAAGAGGTCTGCTCGCCAGCGGAGTCGGCGACGGTCTCGATCGAGTACTCGAAGGGCCACGAGGGCTGGTGCGCGAGGCGAACCTCGGAGTCCTCGGGGAAGTCTTCGAGCAGTTCCAGAAGCTCGCCGACGGTCATCGGAGGGCTC